AACCTCATGAATATGAGTTTTCGGTGGGCGTTGACTGCGGCGGGGATAGAAAAACCGCCCCGTGCGGTAACACGAGGCGGCGGGGTGCAGGAGTTTCCCCTCCCCACCTCCGCACCGGGCAGGGAGGGGATTTAACAGCAAGAATCGCTGTCTTTGCACTCCTGCAAGGCGATTATAGCACGAACGCCCCGCCGCAGTCAATGAAATCTCACATATAAGGAGGGAATGAAATTTGACATTGAGAGAGATGCGGGATAGAGCAAATCTTTCCTGCACACAGGTAGGCAAGAAACTGTTTGTTGACCAGTCCTGCGTAAGACATTGGGAATATGGAGACTGGGCACCGGCACGGAAGTATTACAAGAAAATGGCAAAGCTGTACGGCGTGTCGGAGGAGGAGATCAAGGCTGCTGCGGAAGCTATCCGGGCGGCGAACCGAGGTGAGAAGCGTGACAATCAATGATGTACGGAAGTCGGACAAGCTGTATCTGACCCCGGCAGAGGTTGCGGAGCTGTTGAATTGTGACCCGCAAGCGATACGGGACGCAGCGAGGCACAACCCCGAACAG